ATTTGCTCCTACATTGAAAGTACCTGCACCAGCTACAGTAAGACCAGATCCGTCTATAGTCGCAATGTCTGTTGCAGCACTGTTGGCTGTTCTCGGCCTAATGACAATTTTACCTGCCTCTGTAGAGTCATCCTGAGACTCAACTATTTCTGCAACAATATTGCCATAGTTAGTGTGGTTGCCTGCACTGTCTTTGCCGTAGAAATGCAGACCGCCTAACTTATCACCGTCAGCACCGTTGCCTGTGTTATTGTTAAACAAAACAATGTCGGGGTTGTCGCTGCCTGAAGTTCCAGAATTTTCAACAATTAACTGACCGCCATCGCTAGTGCCTTTTATCGTAACAGCACCTTCAACAACTAAAGCATGATCAGTGTCTCCAATGCCTCCAGCAGTAGTGTCGCCTTTGATTGTTAGTTTTTGATTTGCTAAAGTTAATAAGTCTATGTCAGCATTTACGCCAATTGTAGCAGGATCGGTTCTGGCAGTCGTGCCGCTACCAGTAGCATCGCCATCGCCACCAACAATGATACCGCTTACGCTAGGCTCTAGTCTTATGTTTTTAGCGTTGTCGTTTATAAAACCATAGTGCATTCGAGTAACTGTGCCTTGAGTAGTGCTACCGTCTAGTGTAATGCCCATGTAAGAAGCATGATCAACGTAATCATCACCAGCTACGACATCGTTGTAGTCTCCAGAGCCTTGACCATCGTCAGGAGTTTCTACCTTGCCTCTTAACTGCAACTTGCCCGAGCTTATAGTTAAATCACCATTGCCTAACTGCGATATGTTTGCGTTTAAGTATTCTGTGCCTGCTGATCCAAACGAGCTATCTGCGTTATGATTATAGTTAGCTTGTATAACAAAAGCAGGGTTTCGCAGTCCTAATCCTTCACCTTGTTCATGCTCGTGTTGCTCTGAGTCAAAGATAATCCTTGAGTTGTTTTGCAGTGAGCCTCCTTTAGTATTTACAGTTCCGTCTGCGTCATAGTCACCATCGACTTTCATTCGCAAGTCGCCCTGTTTCATAATGATGCCTTTAGCGCCAAGTCCTTCTGCTACACTTGTAACTAAAGGTGGATCAATCGTGACTGTGCCAGTGATGGCTGCATTGCCGTCAATGTCTAAGCTGTCGCCTTTGACTTCGCCTGTTACGTCTACACCAGTGTCAGTAGTTTGTAGTTTAGTGTTTGCACCTTCGTGCTGAAGCAAAACAGACGAGCCGTTTGTTTCTGTCTTTAATACCAAGTGGCCTGTTTTTGATGATACATAACTTATGTTATCATTAAGGTGCGCTACTCGCAAGTCGTAGTCCTGAGCATTTGTTTTTTTAAGGTCAATGAATACATCGTCATTGCCACCTAATTCAATCGAGCAGTCTTGCTCGTGGTTAGAATCAGTTTGAGTATTGTGTATTCTTAAACCATAACCTAAACCGCCAATGTTGCCAGAGGATGCCGTAGCTCCAGAGTGTTGGGGATCTGCGCCATCGTAAGCGTTGTGAAGAGTAAGTTGTTTAGGCTGACCATCAACTGTCATTATAAAAAAGCTTTTGCCGTCTAATAATGAAATGTTTGTATTGTCAACATATAAAAGCATATTGTCTGAAAAGCCGTGATCAAGATCAGTTGTTACTAGGCAGGCTGTTCCAGCAGACGTATTAGTAATAGTATCTATTGTCCGTGAGTTCTTAATTGGGACAGTGTATGCGCCTTCTAAGTTTAAACCCTGCTCGCTGTGAACAAAACGACTTCCACTTAATCCGCCAACCCTGCTATACATAGGGCCGTTAATTTCTACTGGCTGATTTTCATTGGTGTTTCGCTGACCAAAACTAATTAATTCTGATCTAAACAAAGCAATGTTTTTGTTTGCTCCGCCTTTTATGCCTTGGATCATAAACTTAGCATCTTCACTGCCAGCAGTCGCATCGGCTATTGACGTTAATAGTTTAATGTAATCAGTATCAGCACCGCCTCCATCTTCGCCTTTAAATATAATTTGTCCTAAGTTATCGTTGACTTGAGGATTTGCACCGCTTGTTTTTCTTTGGAGCGTTAAGGTTGGGTTAGCGTTTGCGTTGCTGTCTGAGTCTTCATGATAGACAGTCAAGTCTCCGTCTACTGTCGTTGCGCCTGTTAGCGTTGATGTGCCTGTAACGGCAACGCCTGTATTGTTTACAACAAATCTAGTAGTGTCGTTTGTTTTCATTGTAATTACGTCAGAGCCTGAGAAGGTTATAGAGGTGTTTGGATCGTCATCGCCTGTAATACTATCAAGGGCAATACTGCCTACATTTGTAAAGTTAGATTCTCCAAAATCAGCAGTGCCTGTTACTTCAAGATTGCCTGAAACTCTTACAGTATCTCCAAATATAAACTTGTCTGCGCTTTGATCCCAAGTAAGAACACCGTCATTGCCGCTTCCGCCTTCAAACGTAATAACTACGTCATTTGTATCGACAGCACCAAATGTCAAAGGGTTTGAACGCAGCGTAGTTATAATGCCGCCTTCGCCAGCAGTGCCGTCATGTGTGTGGCCTGTAGTAGCATTAAAGGCATTTACTATTGCTGTAAATTCTTCTCTAAATAAAGTATGCTGTATTATGCCTCCAGCTACTAAACCTGAGTCAGTGGATGACGTTATTTGTGAATATCCTGCCATTTTATTTTATCTCCTTCCAGACGGATAGTAATCCGCATATATGCCGTTAATTGTGTAAGAGTCTTTATTGTCATCGCTAAACAATCTAAAGTTCATTGTATAGCCGCTCCCTTGAACAGACTGCCTTACTAAAGGATCTGCTGTGCCGCCATAAATATTGCCCGCTACGTTTGGTGCGTTTTCAAAAACAGCTACTCCAAATTCAGCAGGAGCAGGAACCGTGTTCATTATTATGTTGTCAGGCTGTGGTATGTGAGCTACTGAGTTGTCATATCGTATACGCAAAGTAGGCTGGACGTTCCCTTCTGGACGCATTGAAATCTTTAAGTAGTTTAAAGTCTTTCTTGTTCCCGCATCTCCAAAATCTAAGAAAGGTGTCTTATAAGCTGCAAAAATATTTTTTTTCGTGCCTGCATTATAAAAATCATTTCCAACCTCATGAGTATAAATATAGCCATCTTTGTCGCCATGATAAACTGTCTCTAGTCCAGTGACAGGATCAAACACAGATTCGATAGCAGTGCATTGTATGCCTAAAGTCTCTGACCACACAAAGCCTTCGTTTGTAATAGTTCCAATTATTCCTTTACTACCTGACGGATCTTCTCCAGTTTTTTTTGTGTAGAACAAACGATACTGCGCTTTTTCTTTTATTACTACGCTTGCAAGTGTTAAAGTATTTAATTTTTTTACAATGTTGTCTCTAACTAAAGTATGTATCTGGCGGCTTACAGACCCTAATTCAGTGTCGCCTATTTTTTCTGTGCCTGCAAGAGTTCTTATTCCGTCAGGAGCTAAGAACACTAAGTCACCGCCTACTTCTTGAATAGTCTGAAAATCAAGGCAACCTATATTTTTTGAAATAGGTTGAACTGTTTGATTAGCCTCATCTCCAAAAGCTGTTACTTTATGTATGCTGCTTTCACAGAAGATAATAACATCGCCTCTAAACGATTTAAGACCTGTTACTTTATCTTCAACTATAAAAGAGCCACCGTTGCAAACATCTGTATTTTGGAAATTAGGAGCTGAGTAGTAAACTGTGTTAGGAGAACTAGGATCTCCTGATAATAATAATCTTGTTTGATGCACTTCAGAAAACTGAGGATGTATGTTGTTGTCAGCATCAGTTCTTGCTCTGCCTACTGGAATTTCAGTGTAGGCATAAGTTCTTGATAAAGAATTTATAGCGTGATTACTGCCTCCTGTTATTTCAACAACTACAGGATCGTTTACGCCATCGCAAATAACAAGCGATCCGTTGCCAGCTAAAGAGCCTTCAAAGTGTTTAAAATGAATCTTTTCTTGGTTTGTTCTAGGATTTGGATTATTTGATAGAAAGTGTGTATGCCCAGAATAACTAATTGTTGACGTAGATGATATTCTGTTTAACGGAACCCACGAAGTGCCAGAATCTGCTCTCGATACAAAATATAAGTTAGTGCCTGAAGCAGCAACGCCTCCAGCAGCGTAGCCTGTAATGCCTAATATCTTGTCTGTTCTTATAGCATTTGAATCTGTATAATCTACTATCCTGCCTTTGTTTGTGCCAGCAGTTAAGCCAATGCCTTCATGACCGTTTATTCTTCTATAACCACCATCAGTATCTATTTCAAAATTAGTTAGCTCTACAGCCGTGCCTGCCTCAGCTTGAAGCATAAACTGACTTTTATTAATGTCAAGGCCGCCTTTACAAGCAAAGCCAAACGGTTGCGTTTGCGCCATCTTAAATAAATCTCACTCTGTCGTCTGTAATGTAAGTAGGCGTAGGTTCTAGTAAATTAGAACGCATTTGATCGTATGACTTTAAATAGTCTTCCAAAGCAAAAGAAGCTGCTTGAGGATTGTCTTTAAACTGCCAACAGTAGTAACGAGCTTTTGCTAAAACTACGTTAGTATAAGTGTCTGGTACGACAAGAGTATCAGTATAGTTAGAAAGCTCTGTAGGTTGCGTCCACGCAAAAAACCATACTTTATAAGCTTTATCGGGGATAGGGCTAAGGCCAAACTTCCTAGAGTCTGGACTGCGTATAACGTGCGTAGGCTCGCCACCTACCGCTTGGTCTGCATCGTCTGCGTTTTCTGTTTCTCGTCTAAAGCGAGTCCAATCTTCTGTAGTTGCAAAATGCAGGTTCTTAGAAACGTAGGGAGCTGTTTCTCCGCCTACGCCTACTGTAGTAAGATAAAAATTATCCCAATCTACAGAACCGTAGTCATCATTGATTGCAGAACTTGTAGGCTTTAAATTATACCAACGTGTTCCAGCTACAGTATCTACAGATACGTTGCCGTACATTGGATCTGCTGTTCCGCTTTCTGCTACAGCAAGAAAAGGCCATTGAGGTTCGTCAATAACAATATCAAGATATGCTCTATTAATACAATCTTTTATATGTGCTTGAATACCTATTGCACTAGGGAATGTTGCAGTAGTTAATTCAACTTCATTAAGCTCACGAAGAATTTGATTTGTAAGTTCTATGTACGTTGTTGCCATTTACTTAGCCTCTTTTGTTTTCTTCGTGCTATTAAAAATTCTGTCGTAGTTGTCGT